ATTAGGAAATATGGAATAGATGAGTTGCCGGGTAAACTTATAGATCTTATACCTGACATGCGGACTAAGCGTGAACGTGAAAGACTTGAGCGTCTCGAAAAGCAGCAATCCAAATAGAATAGTATGCCAAAGATAGTTGGATCATACCCCTCCCAAGAGGAACTCGATAGGAGACAACAGGCAGGTACCGGGTTACCCGGTATGCCAATAGAAACGGGTCCAGGTGCTGGCAGAATTGCTGGCAGTATGGCCGTTGATGTTCTCGGTGGCGGTGTTTCATCCGCTGCTGGGTATGCCTTGGCTCCTGTCACATTTGGCCTATCCATCCCCGTATTGGCGATAGGTGGAGGTATGGCTTCTAGTTATGCCGCCCAGAAGATAGAGGGTGATGGGTTTTCCGTTGGACGCATGATTGCGTCTGGACTACTCAACCTAATACCTGGTGCAGGTAAACTAGCTGCTACCACCACAGGTAAGCTGGCTGCTCGGCCCTTGGCCCAGTTTGCAGGAAGGGAGGCGATCCGGGGCGGTGGTATAGCCATGGGTGAAAAAACTGTGCAGACTATTATAGATGAGCAGCGCTTTCCTACATTCGAGGAATTTACCCAAAGTGGAGCGATAGGTACAGCGTTTGGTGGTGCATTGGGTACAGGTATTGGTGTGGCCGCACAGAAGGGTTTGTTTAATAAACTAGGCGGACGCACAATAGACGATGTGGAAAATTCATTCACGGACCCCAAAGAACGCAAAGAGGTTAAAGATGTCATCATGGGTCAGGATATCGATAAGACCGATGTCTTCAAAGATGTTATTGGCACTCGTCGGCAGTTTTTTAGCGATGGCCTCACAGAACGCCTTGACACACGCCAGGTGGGAATGAGCAACCAGGTATATGATGCCATCAATAGGGACTTGTCCAAGGCGATGAGTCCCGAAGATGCATCACTAAGCCTAGATAGATTTATCAATGCTGCGTCCGATAAACGCAAAGGAGCGGTTGATAAACGGATAATCCAAGGAAGAAACAACGGCATGGTTTATCCTGAATTGTCATCCATCAACAGCCTTGGCATGGCCAAACCATTTAATGATGCAAATGGGTCACAAGCTAAAGCATTCAAAAAGCGACTGATGGATGAATATAACAATCTTGATAGTCAGTGGAAAAACAAAAACAGCGAGGTGATTGATTCGCTGATAGATAAGACTATTAAAACCAATGATGCCAACCGCTTGGCTGACATTGCTACAACGATTGATCAGGAGAATGTCGCAGGACCACTTGGTAAAGGCATTCAGAAGGCTTTCAAAATTATTCTTCCATCTGAAAAGCTACGCAACTTTGTTGGGGATTTGGCTGTGAGGGTTCGCAAGGCAGTTTTGCCGTCTAAGAATATAGGCGATCGAATCTCTACAGAACTTCGGGAGATAAAGGAACTTACCAATCGTTCCGATCGCGTCGCGACAATAGCTGAATCTGCTGTTAATAGAGCTTTAAGGAAATCGACTCTTACGCCGAAGGATCGTATGGAGATGGAAGCAAATATCGATCAATTTCTTAATGGAAAAGCTGCATTGGGTGATTTGCCTGAAAGTCTACGCAATGCCGTGGGCAAAGAACTTGAGATGTATAGGGAGGAGCTAGAGCGATTGCAGGAAACGCTTATCGGCTATCTGGGTGGCGAGCTTGGCGAGTCACTGGATGATGATCTGAGAAATAGGGTGATCACCGTTATCAGTAAAAGTATTCAAGACAAAAACTTTGTCACGCGGTCATTTAGGTTTTATGCAGACAAGACCTACAATCCAAGTAGGGAACTTGAGCTGAAAGCCATTACAGGTGAAACTAACAGGATAGCCAAGCAGATAGCGGCTAGAAGAAAAGTGGACGTGGATGATTCCATCCGACAGGAAGCCGAGGTCCAAGCCAATAAAGAGATGGCTCAGAGAAAGATGTATAGTGCAAGGGCTATGCAGAAGGATCCTGGGCTGGCACAACAGCGCGCAGCAGACAAGCAGGAGATAGCATTCCAGGCACAAGGCATCTTAGAAGGCCGTGGCAACCTCAGCGATGAGCTTAGGGAATACCTTGGTGAAATCACTGATCCCGGAGAAAAGATTTTTCAGACCATCAATAAGACATCTAGGCTGGTCAATGCATTGCAAACAGACGATGCACTAAACAATATATTTAAAGCTCCAGCAGTACAAAAAGCGTTGGGGATAAATAGTACAGATGCCACCGAACAGATACTGACTCAAACTGCATACGGTCAGGAGTTGATGCGGGATGTCAAAGTACCCAAGGAGGTCAATGATGCCCTCCGCGACATCTTTTATTCAGATGCTGGATACTTGATGAATAATTCCGTAGGCCGTTTTGTCTTGGACAACTTAAAGAGCTTGAATGCTCTATCCAAAATATCTAAGACCATCTACAACCCGGCGTCCTACGCACCCAACTTCATTGGCAACTTCTCATCTGTAATAGCATCAGGCGTGTTTCCATTTGGGGTCAGGGAAGGAGTCGCAGAAGCTAGAGATATTTTCAGAGGAATGCGTTTCGGGTTTTCCGAGTTTGATTCGCTGAGAAATGCCGCTTTGGGCAAAGGCAAAAAGGGCAAAGAAAGACTGGATCGCTTGCTCACTTTCGAGGAACTAGGAGGTGGTAGTGCCAACGTATTGACCAGTGAAATTAGGAAGGCTGGCAATCGTGGAGTATTGGGCGATCTCAATCAAACCATAGCCGATCCATTCTCCAAGGTGTATAACATTGGCGATACCACTATGCGATATATGGCATGGGAAGGAACTCAGCGCCAGTTGAAGAAGGCCATCCCAGCACTAGCCCAAGAGGGAAATAAGGAAGCCCTAGAAAGGGCTGCTATGCGTATTGTGCGAAACACTTTCCAAGATTATGAAAGGGTGCCAGCGTTCATCAAGAAACTCTCTGAGATAGGTATTACCAGTCCCTTCATCAACTTCACGGCAGAACTTATGCGTAACACCTATAATCAAGGTAGGTATGTTTATATGATGCTAAGTGATCCAAAGAGATTGTTGGGTGAACTTGGTCTTGATGGAATAGACATTGGCGAGAGAGGGGAAGCTGGATTGCGGCGGATGGGAATGAAGAGACTAGCCGGGTTCTCCATTGTCATGGGTGGTGCAGGAACGGCAGTGGAAATCGTTGGAAGCAAGGCTAAGGATTTGTTTGGAGACAAATACAAGAACCTGTCCGATGAAGAGAAGCTGGCACTTAACGAGACAGTGGCTAAGAGCTGGCACAGAGGCAAGCGACTCCTTTACATTCCGAATGCGGATGGAAAGACAGGTAAGTATATAGACACTGAATACTTGGTTCCGCAAACCCTTATGACATCTGCTTTTGTTTCAGGATTTAAAGATGATCCATTGGAGGTGTTACCAAAACTTTTAAAAGAAAACTTCTTGGGCGAAGGTACATTCCTTTTGCAAGCAGCCAGCAATCTATATGGAAAGGATGCCAATGGCCGTGACATTAGTGTGGATCCCGGTATGGTTAATAGATACATGGACAACATCGGGGCGTTCATAAAAGCTGCCTTCGAACCTGGTGCGGTACGAGAACTCGAAAAGTGGAATAAAACCATCCGAGGATCTGAGAACGCTCTAGGAACAATAGCTATGATGAGTAGATTGATGGGTGTCCGTTGGGAGGAATACGACATCGAGCGTGATGCGGCCCGGCGACTTGCTCCAGATGCTACGGCTATCAATAACGCAAAGGGATTGCTTGGCACGAGCCGGAAGTATGACATCAAGGAGCAATATGACCAGAACTACGTCAAGCTCAACCAGAGCCGTGAAGGCATCCTCAAGAAGATTACGGGCCACTATAACAATTTGAAGGTGTTGGGATTGGATGGGGAGCAAGCTCTCAATGTCCTAGACAAGACAGCCCTATCGACCAACGATAAGTTTGAATCTATCACAGGCTACTACAGCCCGATGCCATACGAAGAACCTGTCACCAAGACAGAGGTGTATGAATCCCTCGGGGATACCCCAGAACAACGTCTAAGGGCCATACAGGCTATGCGTGGACAGGTGGATCCAAGGGAGGTTAAGAATTTACTAAGCATGCATAAGCGGATGGTGAGGAAAGCCCGCCGGGGCGAACCTACTATGCCAGCATCGCTAATGCTACTAAGAAAAATGGACCCGGAGGATCGCCTACGTCGATTGACAGACCCAAATGGTCCATACCGCTTGACGCGATCGAATACCCCTCTCATTCGAGAGTTTCAAAGGATCGGTATACTCGAAAGAGATATGATCCCATACCTGCCAGCAGGCCAGTAAGCATCGTCAGGCCCGACATCTACGGATCGGGCAGTTAGTCATACACAAAAAAAGGGGAACCCTGTTAAGGGTTCCCCTTGCTATAGGTGGGAAATTGGAGAAAACCACCTAGGTTTTGATGACTAACACAAAGAACAAAGAACAAAGAACAAAGATCATCGTAGGTATGGAAAAGTGAGAGTCAAGCTATCTCCAGCTTATTTTCGGAAAGTTCATTTATTCTTTCCTCATAATATCCTACCAACCAAAGTTTCAGCATCTTGTAGAAATCCGTGTCAAACAATCCATGGCATCTGTAGGCCGTAAAAACCTCGCCATCGATATTAACTTCTTGCAAATGATAGGAACACCCACCCCTTCGTACCGTTATTTTCTGGCGATCTAGGGGCAATATGCTACGATTTGCTGGGCCGCCAATTAGGGGACAAATGGACCTAGGTATTCCCGAATCAGATGACATCCAAAACTTGGACCACTGAGCCACTTCACCCCACTCAACTTTCATCAGTATCCTTCTGCTCTTTTGATTCAGCGACCATCTGAGCTTTCAACTCGTCAATTTGGGATCCGGTGATATTCTCCCAGGTATTGTTCACCTTTTCCTTAGCCACTTGGTGGGCGTAGTGGATGTAGGCGTTGGTAGACAAAGACGCAAACACATCCAGCACAGATTGCTGGTTGAATGTTCTTTCGAGGAGTGCTTCTTTTACTTGTTCGTCTGTTATATCTTCAGGTTTCATTATGTTGGTTTTGGATTTTGGTTTCAAGTAGAGCTAAGGCGCGCCAAGCGACGGCAACATAGTCTTCTTCTAAGAGGTGACGCATCAAACAATCGTGATGGTCACTAGATTTATCAAATTCCCAGTGCATGGGTTCGGATTCATCGCAATGCTTCTCATTGCCAAAATACGATTGGTGAGCGATGGCAGCGATGGCATTGGGGAACGGAGATAGTACACCCGAATAGATGGGCCACTTTTTACGTTCGTCGCTATCCTCGGGTAAAATCCTAATCTTGTGCTGCGGGGCTGAACGTAATATCATAATCGATGAGTTCTATGTTGCCATTCCAATGGTAGCCTATGCCTGATAGTCCTTGCTCAAACAAAGCGATCATCTCATCGATCGTCAGGTCGTCGTCTTGAATGGCCACCTCGCAGTAGCCATATTTTGTTTCAATTGTGATGGAGGTCATAACTAATATTGTCTGATTCTAATTTCCCTAATTCCAAAGTCGGCCAATGCTTTGGCACATGATTGGCATGCATAATAATGTCCATAAATCCAAGCTATTGTTGGAAGGATGTCAATATTCATTGTTTTCAATTTATTAAGCAGACCTATCTCGGCGTGGATCGATTGGCAAAGATCCGGTTGATCACCCGAACCCAGCTCCATCCTGTTGCACATTTGTCCATTATTCTCACAATGGTTGGCGGCTGTTACAAACTGTTCGCCAACGTAACACCCAGCAGCCACCGCCCTTTTGTCGCAGGTACTTAGTGTGGTTACCATCATACTGAGATGTTCAAATTCTGTCATAATTCGTCTATTGGTTTCAGCTCCTCCTGGGTGGCCACAAACACTTTGCCATGGCCCAAGTCTTTCATCCTATGGCTACGCATCAAACGGTAGCCTTCAATTGCCCCAGCAATGCGGTAGTTTGGGAATGTCCCGATAACCAGTACATAGGCATCCACCGCATCGACATCCTTCCAAGGAGCCACTATAAGCCGCCCGGTTGGGTAGGTGGTGGATTTGACATCAACCAGCTTGCCATCATGCAGGACAGCATCATGTGTAGGATGGGTGGCGGAGTCAGTGTCTAGGTCTGGGTAGACATTCGCATATTTGGCAAAAGCTATCTCTGCGGAAATGCCTTCGAGATCCGTTTGCTCGTCCGACTGAGGACCCATGCGGCGATTGGTTATGCCGTTGAGCCTATTGTGACGATGGCGTTCTTTGGCTACGAATTTAGCTAGCCTTTGTTCCGCTGTGTTTAATGTGATCATTTTAAAATTTGACCTCCCGCTCGACGCTCACCTACCAAAATAAAACGCCAAGCGAGAGGGTTGCAACAACGTGTTGCTAAATTATTTTCGCATTCCTCCTATGTTCGTTCCGAACCTTACGCTCCTCCAAACTCTTATCCTTATGGCAGGTCTTGCAGACCGCCTGTAATCCATCAGCCTCGCAGTAGAGGCGTTGCAATAATTCGTTCCAATCGTATTCCAGCCACACCTTATTGTCAAACCCATCAAGTGGAACCACTGGTTCGATGTGGTCGGCTTGCATTTGATTCTGTGGAAATAATTCACCGCATTCTGAGCAGCGATGCAGGCGGCATTTGCGGCCTGTCTTGGGATTGATACCATCTTCGATGTAGCTATCCCGGATGGCTCTATATTTAACGGGCCACATGGCCCTACGGAGGGCCGACATAATGAATGATCGCATCCTAGCTGTGGTCCATTCTCCTCCATTGTACGGCTTCTCAACTGGCATACAGGTCGTTGATCGTGTTGTAGTAGTGATTGGTAGCTAAAGCCTTCTTGAGGTGCTTTAGCTGTGCCTTTTCGGTCCACCGTTTAACACCCGTCTGGCATGTTTCGGTGTCGATGATTACGGAGTAGATGGGCAGATTATAATCAGCACAGATCTGACGTTTGATAATGTCAGCACCGATAGCGAGCTGCATGGCATCCTTGGGATAGGTCTTTGATTTGGGATCCGCTCCCCGGCACTCCCTCGTCTTGAAATCGAATACGCATACCTGTCCATCCATTTCGGCAATGAGGTCCATGGTTCCTGCCAACATCAAGTCGGCATCAAATATCATCCGCTCTGCGGCTGTTGGAACCACCTGGTTCTCGTCCATCCATTTCAAAAATGGTCGATAGTATGATGCGTACTTGCTGTGATAGTCGGCACCATCCATGAGATGCAGGATGGCCTGCTCTATCTCCGCGTGGATGCGTGTACCAAAGACACTACTCTCCACCAGACACCCATCGAGATCAGTCCGCATCCCCCAAGACTGCCGCTCGACAACATCGAACGACAGTCCCGGATTGGAGCGGGTGATATGATAGATTTTTTCCATCCGCCAGCGATCCAAGAATGGGTTGGGTGCTATCCCGAGTTTGGTGGTGATAGACACCGCCAAGTCGCCTTTTGCTTTACGCATTTTGGCGAGCGTATCGACCGACTGCAATAGTCGGATCTTTCCATTCTTGTATCGGCGGTAGATGTGCATACCTAGAATGGGGTTTCTTCGTCGCCAGTATCGGCAGCAGGAGATTCCCCAGATGGATTGGCAGCGATCTTCTCGGCCACCGTGTAGATGGAACGAGCGAGTCGCTCAAGCTTAGAGCTAAAC